GTGGAATCGCGTGAAAAAAAATTCGATGCCTTTGCGCGTTGAGCGAGTATGAATTCATCTGGCATCTTGTCTTGACGTGAGAAGTTGCATCTCTTACACGCAGCGACAAGATTATCTGGCTCATCTGTGCCACCTCTTGCCACTGGAATGACGTGATCGCACGTCGTTGCGTCAGCTCCGCACCAATAGCATTCATAGCCATCACGCTGAAGTATTCGAAGACGAATCTTTTTCCAGTGTGTGCTGTTAGCTTTGCGCTGACTGTGCATGGTCATGGCCTAATGGTAGCCATTTGCTTTGAAGAATGCCCAAGCTTTGCATGGAGTGGAGTAGCGTCCAGCGATATAGCGAAGCGTCCAGTCAATCTGACGGTATCCATCGAGCTCTCTATATTTTGAATTCTTCATCTGGCCAATACCGTAATGAGATCCATTCTTTGCATTCGGATTCCAGTGTCGATTCTCTCTGTCGATGAGAGCTATAAAGCATCGAGTCTCTGACCAATTAATAATTCTGCTATGTGCGTATAGCTTGTAATGATCTGCGTCTGTTTGTGTTCCTACAGCTTGCGCATTTGAAATCGTCGTTTGTGAAAGCAAGCCTATACATAGGCATAGCACTCCCATTAGCTGCATTCGCGCTTGCGAGCTATCCGCCTCAGCGGCTCGCTTCACGCGATGACAGCGTACCGGATGAGTCAAGCGCATCGCAATTCTGTGGATAACTTGAACGGTATTCCGGCGTGTCGCCCATAGGTTATCCACAGGCTGTTCATAACTTTTCATTTCGATCCGCCCCATCCTTTGCCCTTAAATATGGCCGGAGTAGCTGACCAGACGCGTTTCATTGGAATCATGCAGCTTTCGCAATATGGATCACGGCTCAGCTGGTCGGTGATTGGCCGCGAGATTGTCATTCGAGAATCACACATCTCACAGCGGAATTCGTAATCAGCCATCACTGTGCATCCGCTCTGCTGACCACACCAATCACGCCACATCCAAGACACTGGACGCATACATGATCATCGCCGAGATTGAATTCAGTCAAGACTCCGTGCGGCTGCACTTTCTTCTCGACTCTGCATTCATATCGCAGCTTCTCCATAGGAGCTCCTTATCAGCGTTTCAATCGGTTGCAGATCGCGCATATTGACCCACCATGAGTCTTGCGTAGATTTCTTAAAGCGTGGCCGCTTGGCCATTGATACCGGAATCCATCCAGTGATGTGGAATTCTGGCGACTTGCCAGTGACCAACACTGCCACGTCTGTATTTCTATCATTCGGATAGATGATGAGATGAAATCCGGACTCTGTGTGCTTGACCTCGATGCCGTTGCCGACATCTGCCACACGCTTATATTTTGACGCGAATGGATTGAAGTCTCGACCGTAATACTTAGCCACAATCCATTCAGCTTCTATGGCTTGCGCTAGCTCTGTGACTTTCTCGTGAAAATTCAATCCGCGATGGTAACGCGGCTCTGATCCCATCGTCTGATCAGCTGTTTCGCATAGCATTTTGATAGCTGCAAGATGTGAGAGCTGTTGCATTTCTAGCGTCGATTTATGCTTCATCGCTGGACTCCGCATTTCACGCATTCGCGCCATTGGCTGTCTGTCTGATCCGTGCAGTAAATCCAGATGTGCCAGCATGGCCATTTCATTTCGCACACTGATAGCAGAAGAAGAGAATGCTCTGTCCGTCGATTCGCTCCATGACGCCTTCACTCTTCGGCACGGCTTTCGTGCATTTGTCGCAGTAATCCCAGTCACCGGCTTTTATCATTTCGAAATATCCCATGGTCACACCTGTGGCTTCCATTGGCCAGAGCTTGTCATGACGTACCAGAGCGGATCGCATTGACTAGCCTTTGATTTCTCCGTGCAGCTGTAATTCGCCCATGCTTTGCCAGTCTTTTGACTGACGCCCTCACGCCAGACGCGATGACCGTGCGAACACTTCGGAGCTTCTGTCATGACTTCAGCTCCAATCTTGTCGGTGATTGCTTCAATCGCTGATCCAATATTCGGCATCCCTACGTCTTGAGAGATTGCCCACGGATCTGCTTCGAATACCGGTGTACTGTGTTCGACTTGCTCCATATTCTGACGTGTTGGACGTGCGTTTGATGTGCCTTCTGGCAAGTTAATCGCTCCGAGTACGAGATTTAAGCTGCGTCCAATTGCGGAGCTGACGGTATCTTCGACGTACCATTTTTTCATTTGAGTGTTGAAAGTCGAGACGTGCCCGAATGCGTAATCGATGCCAGCTGGCAACGTGTCTTCGTGCTCACGATAGACGCGAGCTTCTACCAAGATGTAGCCTTCTTTCGCAGAAAAGTCGATGATCGATGTCTCGATGCGTCCGGTTGGATGAGTCTTCTGGAATCTAGTGATGCGAGCTGCGATGTCTTCATATCCATTCAAGAAGCTCATCGTGATGTCTCCTTGCTTGCGATGTGGCGTGATACCGCACGGCCGCGAAGATAGCCTTCACGCTGGCCGTCTTTGAGTCCGATTGAGTAGCCGATAATAAGTGCCAAGCCCATGAGCAGAATAATGCAGATCCACATCTGCACGAATTCGAATTGTGTCATTGTAAAGCTCCCGATTCTAAGAGCCGAATCTCAGCTCCCTGCCAGAAGCGTGACGGATGAATCCGCCTTCGTCAAGAATCGCGCGTGTCTTTCGGCGTGTCACTTGTGATTTTGTATGTGTTCAATCATGAGCGTCCGGATCTCACGGATGTCAGCACGAATCCCATCGGCGAAGCCATTACTGACCGGCCGAGTATTCCGCTCGCCTTTTGCAGCGTAAATGGCTGCGATGGCTGACACTGTTGCCGCTGCTATGAGTCCGACCGCCACGATTGCTTCTGTCATTTTCCCCGAATGACTCCGAAGTCTTTGTCGTTGCCATTTAAGAATCGCAAAATCACTGGCAAGACTGCTGCAAGACCAGCCATGAGAATTGCCTTGGGATCAGTGACTCCAGCCATATAGACAGCCAGTGATGCGGCTAAAAATGATCGCAGCCATGAAGCTGCCATGCTTTTCATTTGTTTCATTTTTTCTTCTTGCCTTTCTTGGGAGCTTCATCCGGAATCTCCACACTTGGATATTCTCCCGAATATGCGACAAGACGCGCACGTGCAAAGCCGACAATCTCTTTGCCGATGTAACGCTGCTTGACCATGACCATGCCACCATTTCGCTGGTCGCCACTGCCGGACGTGTTGCCTTCAATGCAAAGCACTGAAGTCGTGCCGACTTTTGCCACGATTCCAATATGTGAAATCCGATCGATGCCGTCATGTGGAAAGTCCATGAAGCAAAGATCGCCGACTTGTGGCTTGTCTGTAATCCAGCGGCCAAGATCCTTCATGCGATTAGCTCCAAGAGCTGTCGAGACCATGGATGGAATCTTGATGCCGGCTTGATCTGCGCACCAATTCACGAATGATCCGCACCATGGCAATCCGTCTGCTTTCATAAATTTTCCGTACTTGGTCAGATTGTCGCCTTCTTCGACAGTGCCGACTTCAGCAAGAGCCACTTCGATAAGTCGAGCAGCTGTGCCAGTTGGATAAGTCATGACAGAAGAAGCTTTGCTTCATCCTCAGTCAAGCCAAGACGAGCCAAAAGAGCAGCCTTATCGGCTTCGGCTTTTGCCTGCAATTCTAACTGAATTAACTCATCATCTGAATAATAAACAATTTCAGCAATATTGTTTTTTGGCTTTGTTTCATCGTATCCACCTTCTGCAAAAACTACTGATTTAACTTTTTTAGTCATTAAAGTATCCTTAATTGAGTAATTGGTGTGGAGCCAGTGCTGGCTGTTAATGAAGTTGCTGTTGCAAATGCTCCCGTCACTCCTGTTTGTTGATAATGCCAACTTGGACTGCTTGTGGTATTTGTTGCAAACTGAGCAACAATTCCAGGTATTGCAGCAGCACTGAAAGCAAAAGCCGCACCTCTGAAAGTTGAAGTTGTAGCAGCGGTTTGCATATTAAATGCCAAATAATACCAACCTGAACTTATGCTTTGAGAAATTGTTATATCATAGGCAGTATCTGCTGCTGTAACACTGACTGTTCCAGCATCTAATAAAACGGTTGTTGGTTTACCTGTTGTAGTGCTTGCATTGTAAATACCTAATCTGACACTGGCTGTACCTGAAAAAGTAGAACCTGACCATGTCCCTATTCGGTCAAAATTGCCTGTAGATAAAAAAATTGGAATATAGTATGTAACATCCTCTGTAGGTGCAAAAGTTGCGCTTAGAGTGGTTGTATAACTCTGACGAACATAATATCCAGAATTTTCTTGAAGTAATAATGGGTCAAGAGCAGAAGCGGATGTAGCCCACGCCAATCCAGTCGCAGCAGTTGAGTCTGCCGTCAATACTTGTCCGTTGCTTCCAACGCCTAAACGCGCAGGTGTTGAAGCGCCAGTTGCAGCGATAATGTCGCCTTTTGTTGTAAGTAGCGAATCTGGAATCTGTGCATCGATTTGTGCTTTGAGTGTGGTGTCAATGGATGAACCAAGTGTACGGATCGCCGATGCGCCGTCTTTGACCAGAGCTGTATCGTCTGGAGTCGTCCAGCCGTAGTTCGTAGTCGTTGCCATTTTTTCTCCTTATGTCTAGGCCACTATTGTGGCATTCGTCCAGTCTAAAGTCGGTGATATTGTCAGCCATGTCTCTGTCACTGGCACATTCAGCCACTTCATGGCTTGCAAGCTGTAAGCCACCGGTGACAAGTTAATTGTCAGTGAGAGTCGATTGTATGAAGTTGAAAATGTCCAGCCTTCGACGAATCCTTGGAATGTGCCGCCAATCATGTTGTTCGGCAAGTCCACGATATTGACCGGCAATCCCATAAAGATGCCAAGCAAGTCGTCACGATCGACGTCGGTGATTTCCGGATTTGTCAGCTCATAGGTCAAAGTCTTGAAAATGTCGGATGGATACGCTCTGAGTCCAAGATAGAAATTGGCTTGTGTGGTGGCGTCAGCTGCATTGTGTAGCGTTGTTGTCACGATGTAGCCTTGCTGGCCATAAGTGGCAATTGACGTGACATCACTCGCCGATTGTTCCGATGCTGAAGTCGCACCATATTTGATTGTCACCGAGTTGCGAAGATCTCCGGTGCGTCGCGCAATTGAGATTCCATTGGCGAGCGCGTCATTGGCTGAGAGATCGCTGTATCCATTGGCTGCAAGATATTGACTTCGATGTGTGCTGTCTGCGTAGCAGATTCGGCCTTGACCGTCTTCGTATAAATATCCAAGACCGGACGTGGCAAGGCCGGAGACAATATTGAGAGCTGTTGCACGGCTCGAAGCTCTGACGGCCAGCTCATAGTCGCCGGGTCGATCTATCTCGCCGAGACCAGTATTTTCAGCTTGTGCCCATGTCGTCGTCGGCGTGTAGGTTGCCCACGTAATTGCCGGCGGCACTTCATTCCATGACGCAAAGAGCAGCGGCTCTAGGATTGTGTAAATCTGATTCCCATCGAAGTCTTTTGCCAAGACGCCATCGACCAGAATCTTGGCCAGCTTGGCCAGTGCTCCCATGGCGATGATTTTGATGGATTGCGTAATCATAATTGATCCGGCACTGCGGACAGTCTGTGAAATGTCTGTGACGTATCCGCCGAAAATTGGGATAAATGTGCCAGTGGAGTCTTTGACTTGAATTGCTATCTGGTCATTCAAGTCGGCTGCAATAGTCACATTTTCGTCAAGATTGATGATTTCGACCGAGCAATATCCGGCAGCTGGCTGGACGTAAAAGTCAGTACGTCCGGACGTGATTAAAAGATTCGCCAGTGTTATGTCTGTGTAATCCACGCCGCCGATTGTGACCGACCAGACCGGAGACCAATTTGTCATCGGTCGTACGCGCCCACTGTGGAGCTAATACCGCCGCGAGCGAGTGAGTCTTGGAATACTTGTTCGACTGCTCTGGCTGCGCCTTCTGGATCGCCTACCACGCCCATATTGATGGTCACATTGGTCGCAGCTTCTCCGCGACGGAATGAGCCGACGTCGAATGTGCCAACTGACTCTTTTGCTGTCAAAGCGTTGGCTTGATTCTCTAAAACTCTAAATTCTTTTGTCAAAGCGTTGAGCTGTGCGATTCCTGCGCTCTTGCTTATTCCGCCAGTATTGACAAGGAATTGCAGCTCTGTAAATTTGTCTGAAATGTCTGTGAGTCGCTTTGCAAGATTCACCAAGCTAGTCGCCCCTGTTGGTGTTGATACGCCACCACCACCACCACCACCACCACCTGTTCCGAATAGACCAGTGCCGCCTGTACCGCCAGTCGCACCGGATGATCCGAGAATCGTGCCAGTGCTCATCTGGTAATTACCAAGTGCGCCGGTTTCAGTAGAACCACCACCATCGCCACCGGATTTATTCAAGAAGATGCCAGCTGCCGCGAATAGACCAATTGCCCCAGCGATACCGGCTGCAGCTGCTCCCAGTGAGACGCCACCGGTTGCCGCAGCTGTCGCCACTGCCGCTCCAGCCGCAGCTGTGCGCCATGCGATAAAAGCAGTCACCAATCCTTGAACGATTGAAATGAATCCAGCAATTTTTGAAGCCACAAAGATGCCAGCAATGACCGTGCCGATGACCGTCAATTCTTCTTTCAAGTCCACAATTGTTTTGATGATATTGCGGACTCTTTCGCCCCATGCAAAGAGATCCTTCTGTGATTCCGTCAAGCTTGCTTTCAAGCCATAATTACCGGTCAAGCCAGCGATGAATCCATCCAGTGCCGGAATAAGCGTCTCCAGTACGAATGCGGCAAGCTTTTCGGCGACCGGTAGCAGAGCTGCTCCGATTGCTTCTTTTGATTCTTGAATTGCAATTGACATCGATTTGAATCGAGCTTCAGCTGTCTTGGCTTGATTTTCTGAGAAATTTCCGTATGTAGCTGTGAGATCTTTAATGATTTGATCATTAGATGCAGTCTTCAGATAATTATCGTCAAGACCAAGACCAAGTTTCTTCAGAGCTGTGGTCGATCCTTCATTGGCTTTTGCGAGCGCATTGGTTGTCGTTTCGAGCGATTTTCCGCTTGCGACACTGAGATCCAGCGCAAGCGATAAGAGATCCTGAGCTTGTTGCACGTCGCCGGTACTTCTGGCCAATCTCGCAAGAGCCGGACGAATTTCGTCATCGGTGACAGCTGCCGCGATAGAAGTCTTCGTCACATATTGATCGATGCTTGCAATCTGTGTTGCTGTGGCGTCTGTGGTCGCTTTGATTGTGTCTGTGAGCTTCTTTTGTGCAGCTTCATCTTCTGCCGCAGCTTTAACAGCTGAAACGGCGAATGCAGTGACGGCTGCTCCGGCGACTGCGAATGCAAGAGCTGCTTTTTTGCCGAAGTCTGCCGCGCGATCGCTAAAGCTTTCGACTTCAGTCGTCGCGCTTTTGACTCCCTTTTTTAATTCATCGAGATCCGCATCGAACGTGATTTTGACTTTTGGAATTCCGGCCATTACGCAAGCCCCACTCTCTTTGAGACTTCCTGAATCAGCTGACTATATTCTCGCGCCACTATTGGCACGTAATAATCGACGGCCGGATTGATCCAATATCCGCTCTTCTTCACTGGAGTATTGAATCGATTCGTGTATCGACGACCGATGGCATCTTCTCCGCCATGACCGCCGAATTCTGTGCCCCATAAAAGAGCTCCAGCCGGAGCTTGACTCTGACGCACTCTTGTCTTTCCATTCTTGGAAGTCTCGCCGCCATACTTGCGACCGACTTTTTTCGATCCGCCAACATCGACGCGAATGAGACGATCGCGTGGTGTCGAAATTGTCTGTGCCACCAGACGAGTCTGTGGAGCTGGAGCACTTTGAGAAAACATGAGAAGCTGGCCAGCAAGTCGCTTGGATAAAAATTGCGCTCTATCTCGAATTTCATCTTGTGCTTCTTTTGGCAAAGCTGAAAGCAGAGAGAAAAGCTGTTTGAGTTCGTATGGCTCGACTTCGATGGCGAATTTACCTTGACCGGCCTTACCTCTCAGCTGCGCCATTTCTTTTCTCCAGAATCTCGATTGCAGTGTGTACGTCTTCAGCTGTTTCGAATTCGCTCCGAGACTGGCCTGTCGCGATGGCCAGTTCCCAGAGCAATCGATTTATGCTTCCGACGCTGTAGCTTTTGGGCTAGAGTCACCGACTTGAATGTCTGAGACTCCTTCTGCCCATGCTTCGAATGGCTTGACCGGCTTGCCAGCTGCTTCGCGCTTCATAGCGTGATATGCCAGAAAGAGAAGATCTGCGACTCCGATCTTTTCTTGCGCTTGGCTTATGGTGTTGCCAGTCTTCTGCTCCCACTTCATCCACTCTGGTGGAGCAGCTGTGAAAGTAGATTCTTCGCCATTTTGATATTGAATTGTGATTGGTAGTTTCATGCTCCCGATCTCCTTTTTATGAGAATGTTTCTGTAGGTGTTCCCACGACTGTAAATGATAGCGAGACAGTCTGTGCGCTTGGTGCTGCACCGCCGATTGACGGCACGACTGGCAAGACGTTGAATGCGAAGACCGCACCAGTAGCAGCTGTCAAAGAAGCTGCAAGTGTTGTGTTCGGTGCTGATTCCCATGCAGTCCAGAGAGCTTCGCAGAGTGATCCGCTTGCGCCCCAGTCTGCAAGCATTTCAAGATCGAAAGTCCATTGATCGTCAATGTGCTTGTATGCCTTGCCATCGAGTGTCTGATATACGTCGATGGTCGGTGAATTGCTAAGTGTTGCTGAAGTTGCTTGAGCATCGTAATTCACGGTCGCGATCGTCAATACGAGATCGCGCCCTGTTATGACGGTCGTTGGCATGATTTTGCTCCTTAGTTGGTTTGAGTGTATCGAGTAGTGACTTCGATTTCGGCTGCCAAGACTTCAGATCCCGAAGCGAGAAGCTGCGGAGTCGGATTCGAGATATTGCCGATTTCGTATCCAGCCGGCAAAGCGGCCAGAATGCTGATGATGAGCTGTTCGATATTGTCGAGTGAAGCTGCGTTGGAATATGAAGCGACGCCCACGACGATCATGAGATTGACTTTCGTGCGCACTGTGTTTTTCGTAAAGACTTCGATTTCTAGATATGGATTCATCGGGAGCACCGCGGCGAATGGCACGATTGGCGACTCTGGAATCACGTCATAGACGTTGGCTGTGATTGATGCGAGCTGAGTCTTTAACACTCCACGGACATCAACGGCTATTGATGACGCTGGCACTATTGCACGATAGTTTCGACATCGAGATACGGCTGAAGCAAAGATGAGACGCGATTCATTAAGCTGCGCCCCATTCTGTACGGCGTACCGGTAAAGTCCACGCCTTCAATCTGGCCGCCGGCGGCTGTGCGGCTCTGAAAAATTTCAATAGATACGGCGTACATTGCACTCTCGATCGCTGGAGTCGCTGCATAGAGTTGAGCAGCTGAATATCCTGAGAGAGTAGCTGTGCCGTTTGGAATGATTGGACGCACTGTCACGTCTGCATTGGTAAGAGATGCCGTGAAGTAATAGTCCGAGACTGTGACGACTGTGTGAGTCGCTGAGAATGGTGCTGGAAGTCCGGCCACGACAACCGATTGACCGATGACGAAATTGTGTGGACGTGCTGTGTAGAAGTAAGCGACATTGGATTCGAGTTTGTAGAAGTCCACCGACACTTGATTTTGAGTCAAGAGCGGCAGAATCACATTCTCAGCTGAGTCAATAATTTGATCTAAATACGCATCATTGTAGAGAGAAGAGCTCACGCCAAGGACGGATCGCAGCTGCGTGGCTGTGATGATTGCTGGCATGAGCTCTTCCCTTTCTACTGCTCGGCCGCCTTCGGGAGCGACGACGGCCGATGATTGTTTGGATTAAGTTAGGTTGAAGCGACGTAGGCCACCTGCAAAGACGGCTTGCGCTGCGATATAACCATAAAGTGAAATTTCAATCTCGCCTGTCGTTGGCACATTTGTGGCCAGCGTCAAAGCTGGAGATTCAAAAATTTCAATCGAACGTGGCTCGATGATGAATGCTGACTCATCGATTGAAGTCGAAACCATATTTGGATCAACATAGTAATCAAGTCCAAGCACGTTTCCGCGAATGCTTGTTGGAATCGCAGATCCGGCATTGTTCATTGGATTGCCGGCGTTGTAAATTGGACGGCCTGTTGTATCTGTTGCGCCGAGAAGTGTTGTCCAGATGGAAGTACCTGACACGAATGACTTAGCTGTGCGCTTTGTCGCTGTGTATGCAGCTGGAGCTTCTGTTGATACGAATGAAATCAAGCCAGCTGAATCTGCCGCTGTTGCTGTTGCCTGTGTGCCGCCAGCTGTGATCTGTGCAATCACATATTGGTCAGTCGCTTGAGCGTAGGCATCGCGTAAATTTGCGAGCATAATTTCATAGAAGCTTGGATCGCTGCGATCAAGGAGCTCTACGGAGTAGCGTTGAAAGCCCATTTTTTTGATAACTGTGGCGTTCACATAGCTGGAAGTGATCGCGGTTGTACCTGTTGGATCTCCGCCTTCTGCCACTGTTGCCGCTGTGCTATTAGCCGTAATTTTAGGAATCGACACTGTCATTCCATAAGTGCTAAGCGGACGAGTACCGCCGCAAGCTTCGATGACCGGACGATCTGAATTTGTATTTTGTGCAACGTCGCGGACATAAGAGACCGGTGAGAACGCTGGATTTGTTGTGAATGAATCGTCGGCAGCTAATACATATTGACGAGAATCTTCGTTGCCGAGTTTCGCTTTGATTGTGTGTTCAAGATATGAGCCGCCTGTCGTAATTGGTGAACGTGGCTTGGATGTGAATCCGCCGATTGGCTTTGAGTTGGCTGTAACTGACTGAGCGGCTTCTACCGTCTCCACGGCTGAAGCGTCTGTGACGGTGTTTTCCACTTCGTCTCCTTCTGTTGGTATTACATCCGGCTCCACGGTGGAGTCAGAATCTTCTGGTGTTTCTTCTTCGTTTTCTGTAGCTGCGACATCGCTGACGCGCGCTGATCTGACGGCTGGCTCTGTGACAAGTGCGACGCCAGTGAGCTCTCCCATGAGAACGCGCATTGTGCCGTCTTTTTCCATGACATATTCGTCCACTGCTAATTCGATGGAGAATCCGTCGCGGAGTCCATCCATAGCTTCGGCGATTGCGTCTGATCCGGCTGTGGTGTTTGAAATTTTGAAGCTTGCGTCGATTGAATCTTCATTGAGAGTCATTTCGAGAGTTTTGCCAATTGGTCGAGTGCGATCGTGTTCAAGATTGAGCTTGACCGGTGATGGCTTGATTGATCCTTTTGCGAAGACGACTTTGCCGGTTGAAGCATTGGCTGGCTCTTCGAATGCAACGATGCGTCCAGTGATGATTCGAGTTTCCGAATCCGCAGCTGTAATCGTCATTGGTGTAGTTAGCTTCATAGCAGCATATCCTCTTCTTCTCTTATTTCTTCAACGCTCATCGCGCCGATTCTGTTGAGTATTTCGTACACTTGCGCGCGTTCGTGTGGATTGCCACGCAAGAAGTCATCAAGATCAAATTTCACTTCGTTGCCGAGTGATGTGAAATCTTGGAATGATAAACGCTGCTCAATTATTGACATGTAATTTCTAAAAGCGAAATCGACGAGATCGCGCCTTTTGTCAAGAGCGTTGGAGTATGTGAAACTCGATTGTTGTGAGTCTGTGAAGTATGCCGGAATTCCGCAAGCGCGTGAAAGCTCTAAACTGACGTAGTTTCTGCCTTCATTGAGCTGAATTGATTTTGGATCGAAGCCCATTGTCTCCATTGAGACGTCTGCATTCAGATAGACCACGGATTTCTTTCGACGTGCTCCGAATGCTGAAAGTAATTTTGCAACGCGATCAGCTGGCAAAGATGTGCCATTTGATTTGAGAATCATTTGTGGAATTGGATCAATAGCGAAATCCATCGCCGCCTTTTCAAGTGCGGCAGCTGCGCGGATTGTGCGACCGGCGCGAGAGAGTAATCCTTCATCGTTTCCGGCGAAGACGACAAGTTCATTCGGATCAATATATTGTCCGTCTACTGTGTAGTAGCTGACTTCGTATCCCATGCCGGTCGTTGTAATTGTCACGCGCTCGGCGGCAATTCTTTCCATCGCACGAATTTTTCCTGTATCAGCATATCTTTCCATGACGCGAGCGAACGCGTACGGATGGAAAAAGAGATCTGAAATTATCCAGCTCCAAAATACTGTGCCAGAGATTCGCGGATCCGGTTGATTGATGACGCGCGGCTGTGAAACTTTTTCGCCGCTCGCGACGTTGCGTGTCTCCATTGGAAGAGATGCAATTGTTTGAATCACTGAAAGAGCGCGCGCAACTGTTGGCACACTCATCGCTTCCGCGCGAGTAGCTTGCGCAATTCCAGAAAAGAACATTCCAGAAGTTTCTGCATAATATGGAGCGACGCCTGAAGCTTCAACGTCCGGAGTGTTTTCTGGCGCGTTAGTTTTTACCGGTAGAAGTCTGTCGAATAATCCCATGCGTGAATTCTAAGTCACGCGGTACACCTAGCCGACCATGATGTCAAGATCCGACTCTGGTCGTGTCGCGAAATGTGTGACCAGTGCAGCTCCTACAGCTGCGCAGACTGTAGCTTGCGAAGCTCGACGACCAATGACCCAGCCGCCGTCTCCATAATTTAATCGCGTCGCTGATAGAATCTGCTTGGATAATTCTGCCTGATTTCGGTGCACGAACCTCTTTGACGTCACACTGCCGAGAAGCTCGTCGCAGCTCTGTGAATACTCACTTCCATCGATTGCCACAATCCGGATTCCGGCTGGCTGGAGTCTTGCGGCCACAGCTGACGAAGTTCTCTTGGAATATGCCACGCACTCCGTCGGATACATCCGAGTGTATGGCGCGATGTCATTGGCCACAGCTAGATCGTCGAGATTGATTGGATTCTGCCAAGTATGGAGAAGCTTGACGAAGAATTTGTCATCGCCAATCTTTTGAGCCGCGACAAGAGCTGCGGCACGTCTATCCGGTGCGCAGTCGATGGCCATCCATGTTTGCTTCTCCGGATCAAGATCGATTGTCTCATCGGCGCATTCATTCCACTCTTGCGATGGTATCGCGCTGGAAATTGTGGCGACCCATCTGCAAAGCACCTCGGTGCGTACCACATCCGGCGGATCATTGAGCACGGCTTTGAGATTGTCGATGTGGATTGTGTGGCCAAGCGACGGATTGCTTTGACGCCATCCGTCGATGTTGGCGATGTCATCGGTATGAGAAGACCATTCGGCGTACAGAATGTCATCTGCCCCGCCGGCAGCTGCGACCATGCCGCGCTCACGCAATTGGTTGAGAATGACTGAATGCTGATCTCCGGCATTGGAATAAGTCCAGAGCTGTGGAGCTTCAGCTGCCATCATCGTATATCGAAGCGAAGCCCACGTGGATTCGTCTTTGAGCTCACGCGTTTCGTCGATGTGGACAAGCTCCGGCTTCGATATACCACGCGCAGCTGACGCTCCAGCTTTGACCATATACCGGCATCCGTCCAGAGTCTCGATTTCTTCTGATCCATGAGCCCATCGGATTCGCTTGACTTGCTTTGCAAGCGCGTCATTCTCCTCGATGATGTTCACTAGATCGCGGAATGTTTCCAGCGAAGTTGTGAGCCGGTGAGCCGTGCCGATTTGTAACTTTTTTTTATACATAAAGAGACCGGCCAATATTTGCGTCTTCATAAGAGTCGTCTTGCCATTCTGTCGAGCGACCACGATGCAGACCAGTGGATGAGCTGGACGTCCGTCCGGCTTATATTTTCCGGCTTCGATTGTGACCCATTTTTGCCAATCGAGCAGCTTGATCCCGATGGAATCGGCAAAGTCGATAACTTCTTGGCCGCGTGACGGT